TGAATAGTGGATCACCCGCCCTGCTGTGATTGGGAGGATACACCAAAGTTTTACCGCTGTCAACATCTGTAGCCCAGAAAGCTTTACCGGGTCTTGATGGATCGATAAACATCTTCTTAACCCACGCATGACCGGGACCACCGGGGTTAGTTGTAGCTCGCATATAGATCGGTAGATCCGGTGCGGTACTACGCAAACGAGATCGCATATAGTCCCATGCAAATGGGGTATGCCACTGAGTTAATTCGTCAAAGCCAATCCAACTAAATGCTTGACCTTGATAGCGCATCACGTCCTCATCTCTGTCGAGATACGAGAACCATAGACGAGCACCGGATGGTGCAGTCCACTGCATCTTACGCTCAGACCACTTCATACCCTTCCAAATCTTTGGGTACATTTCCTGAGACTTCCACACCAATTCACGAAGTTCTTCGTTGGTATGACGGAGTAACAAACCACTGAATGAAGGATGACCCATAAAACGTAACGGGTCAGCTAGCATAGCGTACGACTTACCACCACCTGCGGCACCGCCATAAAGGACTTCCCGCTCGCCAGAGGCGAGGAACTCCGTTTGTGGACCTGCATTAGGCTTGAAGATTACATTCTGTTCTGCTTCTTCTATAGGTTCAAATTCATTAACGTCATCTGGTGATGCAGTTAATAATTCTTCCTTAATCTCAATCTTCGGCTGAGACGCTGCTGCTTTCTTCTTGCGAGCTTTGGACTGCGCCTGTGCGCTGCGTTTCGTAGGCTTCCGCTTTGGCGATTGCCTTTTCGTACCGCTTGGACCACTCACGGAGAGTTGCAGCTCGTCTTTTATGTCTTTGCTCACTGTCTATTCGCTTCTTTAAACCTACATGGGATATGGAACGCCCTGTCTGTTTTACCAACCAATTGGCAACTTCCCTGTAACTGTATTGTTGTAAATGCTGCTTAGCTTTCTCTAAAGCTCTCAGCTCTAATGGAATAGGTAATAGCATATCGCTATCGTTTGGATCTACTTCATAGCCAAAGGGTATTGTTCTAGCTATGCGTGGGATGGGCACATAGTCCTCATCACTACGAATGTTTTCTGGTTGCGGTAAGATCCATCTACCGGCTGTTTTATTCCTCATCGTTCTCCGAACGTTTAGGTGGTAGAATCATTACACCACCTGACGACTCCACTTGAATCTTCTCAGACTTAATGATGCCAACACGATCCATTACTTCTTTCGCTGCTGACATCTTTTCCTTGATACCTAACTCAGTAGGATCAACTAGCGCACCTACCATTGCCATCGCTGCCCGTGGAGCACTGCGAGCTAAGTACATATTGGTACGCTCTAGTACTTCATCCTTTAGTGCCTTTATGATTTCAGTAGTTGGTGTACCATCTGAATAACCTGCTAGGCGTTTAGCTAACACAAAGTCACCACGAGCTTCTTCAAAGAGAACCTCTAGGAACTTCTGTTGCTTATCAGTTAATTGTCTTTCTTTCGCCATTATTATTTCCCGGCTTATAATCTTTTACGTATGGTACACAGATAGCCTGATAGTTGATGATGGGTCTTCCAAAAGATTCGATGATGGAATCTCTTTCATTAAAACAAGAATCCATATTAGGGAAAGGATCACTGTAAATGGTAGCTACTTCTTCCTGACTAAACACTAATATCGTAACTAAAATCCATTTCATTTTATTTACTCTTACGGTACTTAGCAGTCTTATTGGCTATAGCCTTTGGTTGTTTAGAGAACTGCTTACCTTTCTTAGTGTCCTCACGCTTCTTCTTAGAAGTTGCTGCATACTCAGCACTACTTAATGCAGCACGAGCTTTCTTAGGTAAGTAACGCTCACCTGTAGCTTTCTTACCTTGAGTAGAGGGTTTACCTGATTTAGTACCCCATTCTTCTTTAGTCCACTTGCTCAGGGACTTCTGCTTAGCTGTCTTAGCTCCTTTGAAACCACCACCGGCTTTTTTATATTCCTGTGTTAACAGTTGAGCTTTACGTGCAGACCATTGACCTGCCTTACCACCTTTAGTTCCCGCCATAATTTTTTTCTTAAGGCGTTCACGTAGTGCAGGTTTAGTGTATTCAGCCATCTATATCATGACCTTTGTAGTAACACTTGCGGTCCCAAGCTTGGCACGAACGTAAGTTATGGCAGATGAAATCAAACTTGTGGCAGTAGCCACGACCACCTGCATTTTTATCGAAGTCATTAAATGGAATTGAATCCATAACTTCCATACGCTCTGGGGTATTGTCGAAGTATTCACAGTTAGCGCATAGTCTACGGCGAGCTTCCTCTTCCTCTACTTGCCATGCTTCAGCTGCACCTTTCCAGTAGTCAGTATTCTCGCCGGGTACTTCAGATGGATTCTCTGGACCTAAGTTCCATTTCTCCATTACCATCTTAGTATTCTTATCATTCTCAGCGGCATCTAATGTTTCAACTTCTTCTGTTGAAAGCATAATTCCACTAATAGGATTTTGCATTAAACCTTTCATATTATTACGAACCTACTGGTACAAAAATTTCTTCGACAGTTACAAAAGCATCTACGTGAGGTGAGGTATTAGATGATGGAGTTATTGTCATATAATCGCCCGGCTCAAACACAATGTAAGCACCATCGAATTGTATGTACTCACCGGTAGTCATATTCTTGCCGCCTAAGATGTGGTTGTGCCTAGCACCGTCACCACGGTACCACTCTACGTCTACTGTAGTATTACCGGTTACATTACTCACAAACAAAAGAGACATCATTGCCCTAGCATTTTCAGGGCAAGTGTACAAAGTCTCTTCTTGATTTTCGGTAGTACACTGTGTGTCATAGGTAACAACACGAGTACTTTTAGCGATATTGAATGCCATAAGGTATTACTTAATAATCTTTTTCTTTTTATCTTTAGATAGACGTGCCATCTCAGATTTACTCATACCTTCATATACAGACTTACCTGTACCTTTGATGGATGCTTTAGGTAATGAAATACGCTGACCTACACCAATTTTATTTAAGTCCTTGATGTTTTTATTTGCATCACGTAATTCTGATAAGCGAACACCATACTGCTTAGCGATAGCTGATAAGGTATCACCTTTCTTTACAGTATAAGATGATGGCATCTTAGATGGTGCGGCACGTTTAGAATCTGTAGTAATTGGCTTTTTAGCAGTAGCCTTAGCAGACGCTGATGCTTTTGCCTTACGCTGATCTGAACCTGACTTAAGAGCCGCCGCCCCGCCTAAAAGCGTAGCTCCCGCTACTGCTGCACCTAGTGCTCGCTTTGGTCCTTTGTTAGCTGCATCAATGCGCTTCTGTGCTGCTGCACGACCTGCTGCTGTAGTCTTAGGTACGCCTTGAGTAGGGCGAGTTACTGGAGACTTAGGTGACTTACGGGCAGCACTATGTGCTTTACCTTTAGCTGCACGAAAGTTCTCTACAGACTTCTGAGCTTTAGTTCCTTTCTCTTTACGTGCTTGCTGTACAGCTTTATTGCCGTAACGCTGCACTGCTTTTTTTGTACCGTTCTTAGCGAGATAACGAAGGATAGTACTCGCTGCTGCTACTACTAATGGAGCTGCCATTTTATTTAATTCCTTTAGTTCCTTTTTGGGTAGGCTTCATGGAAGCACCACAGTTAACACAATTAGACTTCTTTACTAAACCACCTTTACGGTAGTTACGCAAACCTTTAGCTGAAGTTTTCTCATCAGAACGAGCACTGCGCTTTGCTTTTTTGTTAGCACGACCTAGTTTAGCTTTTAGATCTTCATAGGTAACATCTTCATAATCACCGTAAAACTCAGCGATATCAGAATACAGATCTGCTTCGAGTTCATCTACTGGATTTAAGAATCCACTGGCAGATGAAGACTTAGCATTGTCTCGATACTTCTTCCTAGCTTTTACTAGCTTATCTAGTTTCTTTTGAGCCATGATCAGAATTATTTCTTTTTATATGCCATGCCGCCACAAGCTAGCTTAACAGTACCTTTCTGGGTAGCCTTTACAGATGCACCGCAGTTAGACACCATACCGCCTTTTTTGTAACCTGTAGCTGCTTTTTTCTTCTTGCCTTTAACCATACCGCCTTTCTTGTATCGGTTACCACGAGCAGATGATTCGTTAGCTGCTTCAGCCTCCATAGCACGGATCTCTTCGACAGTTACTCCTGACTCTTCCGCCATAGCTTTAGCTTCTTTGTCTGACATACGCTTGCTACGCTTAGGTGGTTCCCCATTCTTAAGGTAGCGCAGCTTCTCTTTCTGCTCAGCAGTTAGCATCTGTTGTTCACGGGTTAGGGTTTGCTTAGCCATTAGTGCAATTACTCCATAGGCATTTAAGTGGACGTTCACATGGGCGGATAGCACGGAAAGCTAGCCACAGACCTGTGACAAATAAAATTAAGATTGCGTCAGTGTGCATTTTGAATTGTTACCATTTAACTTTGTGGGACCAGTAACGAGCTGATAATTTGGAAGGACTCGAATCTTGTGCGTTATGACGAGCGTAGTAAGATTTCTTACGTGCTTTGTCTTTGGCACTAGAAGGATTTTTTCCTGCACCTTTAACCCCCTGCTGTCCGAAGCGAATTAGTTTATAGGTGTCGCCTTCCTTAGCCATCACGATATGTGATTTGGTTTTATGATTAGGTGTACGCTTAGGTTTGTTTACGCCAGATAAACCATTAGCCTTCATTAGATTTTTAACACGTTCTGGGATAGGCATATCAGTCTGAGGTATCTTTCCAACCTAATTCGGTACGCATTAAAGATTCTACATACCGTAAAGTAAAATCCGCACTTCTCTCAGGAAACTTCTCTTGCAGTGCTGCACGTACAAAGAAGACATCGGAGTGCGGAATATGAATAGTGTCCAATGACTGACCTGTCTCTAAACACTTATATACAAAAAAAAGTAGGTCATCGTCTTTGTTACAGACTGAGTCAGTACATTGGGTTGCCATAGTTATATGTATCGTCCGTTAAATGTCAAGCACTTTCTGCACATAAAAGAAACTTATCGGAATAGTACAGAGGTATAAGTACGGATTATATCATATAATGTGTTTCATTTAAATGATTACATTTGTAAGTGCATTTTAAATCTTTATTTGTATTAGTTGCAAATGCATCACATTATCTGTATGCCTCGCTTCGCTCGGTAGTTATACGCAAACTGAAAATCATGTCAAGTGAATAATATTAATCGATCTCACGGTTACTATTCCATATCCTAATCAGTGTGTGTACGTGCTTGAATACAAGTGGTTAACAGGTTAAAATACTAATCTGTGTATTTCTCCATATACAACGTACCACGTACGCCCGTGTGTCCCATGCCCACCCCTCATACCTGAGCGCATAATGCTTGATCGCAGCGGCTATGTAGCATAGGTGACGTTGCATTGCATGACATAATGTCACACATTACGTTGATCACTCAACAAAATCAATAGCTTAGCTAACATTGGCAAGTGATTTCATATCATTTGCTATAGCAAGATGTGATTTCACAAGGGGTATCCGGCATTTAGTGTTGCACACTAGACCCATGCATTTATTCTGCCCCATCATATCATCACCACCATTTAAACTGCTGACATAGCTAAAGCTATACCCTTGGTGATTCACTGTAGGAATTCCGACACTGACTACAGCTAAAGCTGTAAGCATAGGATTATTCCGACTCTTACAAGTATTACATTACAAGTACTATGACATCTTCGATGGCATATACTTGTGTAATACTAAGTAATAAACACTTGACAGCCTAACAAGTTTCCATTTACTGTTTAAATGAAGCATATTTTTACCCCTTCACTTTATGTGAAAGGGGTATAAAAATATACTTCTGATTATTTAAACAGTTAAATGGAGACTGGAAAAATGAAAAACGCAACTCAAAATGCAGCAGCAACTCGTAACACTACAGCTAAAGCTGTAATCAAGCAAACCACCAACGGTTCTGTTTCATCACCTAATGCAGCTCACGCTAAGTCGAAGACTTCCAAGCGTAAAGCTGTGGTTGCCAAGGTCAATGCCAAGGCTATCGCTGCTAAGCCGAAGGCTCAAATGCAGACAGTACACGTTGAAATTCCAAAGGAATTGAAGCAACAGGCTGCTAATAACGTAAAACGTTATGTAGCAATCAAAGCAACTCAGAAGAAACACCTTGATGAAATCAAGGGTTTTGGTGAAACATTGCTAGCAATTCGCAAACTGTATCCTTCGGATCAGCAATTCGGTACTGCTGTTCAGTCAGAGACTGACTTCGGTAAAATTGATCGTCAAACACGTCACACCATGATGAAACTCGCTGAGTTTTGGGATGACATTCAGGTAGCCATCAAAGATGGCAAAATGTCTGAATCAACCTCAGCTGAGATGCTTGTTCGTAATTACGTTAAGTTGCTGAAAGCAACAGGTCAAACCGACAAAGTCGGTCGTAATGCTGCTAAAGCAGCTAAGAAGCAAGCGAAAACTGCTAAAGCAGTCAGCAAGGGTAAATCAGCTAAAGCTGAAACCACTGTCGGAAATTCTACAGTGAAATTTACCGAACAATCAGTTGCACAAGATCTGTATGCACTGATCACTAAGCACAACCTCGATGCCGATATTATCTTCGATAAGCTTCACGACATCATCGATTCAGCTAAAGCTGCAAAGCATTAATCTTCCTCCGCTCTTATGCTCCCTTCGGGGAGCTTTTTTTTTGCCTACAATAAATCGGAGATTTACCATGCAACAATTTACTGACGTATCTATAGGTTCTCACATCCATTGTTGGGAGACATTCTGTCTCGACAACTACATGACCCAATGGGTCAATGAACATCCGGAGGATGCCTTTGACGTAGGTCAAAAGTCATGGCTAGAGCATGACGTGTCACCTCGTGATTCGTATCTACGCTTAGCGTGGATGATTCGAAACGGACGTGAAGAGGAAGCTGTTGATCGCATCCTTGAAATAGCTCGTGATTACATATGGTGAGACTGTTGGAATTCCGACAGTGGATCTATCCCGAAGGGATAAAAAATTAATTACAGTTGAGGGCTTGACAAATGTTTTTGTTAGGCTTACTATGTAATCTCTTTTCGCAACTCAGCCCAAATGGAGGGCAGCAAAATGCAACATTACATCATCACTGTTAAACGTAACCCAACACAATGGGTATTGCATAGCCGCTATGAGGGTAGCGGTTGGTCGTCTCGTATCGGCTCATTCGATTCCGAAGATGGTGCTATCGAATGTGCTGAAAGACTATGTCTTCAAGACTACGATAACGGCATTGAATCTCGTATCACATTCGATCTGCGTACAAGTATCGAAGATACCTACTAAGACTTCGGCGGCACTGTCGAAATTCCTACACTGAAACTTAACGGAGTTAAACACAAATGAAACTACTTAACACCAATGCAGCTAACACCAAGATTGCCAAGACACAAGCGTCAGCTGCTGAACCTATCCGCATTGCATCACTTAGCATGATGCCTAACGATACCATCTGCCCTGCTAGCAAAGCAGCAGGGTGCCAAGCTGATTGCCTTGTATCAGCAGGACGTGGGCGATTCGATAACGTAGCTGCTGCACGTCAAGCCAAGACGGATTACTTCATGGCTGATCAGGAAGCATTCATTGCTCAGCTCAAGCAAGAGATGCATAACTTCATTAAGTTATGTAAACGTCAACAGGTCAAGCCAGTCTTTAGACTCAACACCATGTCGGATATCAAGTGGGAAAGTCTTTTAGACTTAGAGGGCGAGTTCGGTGCTGCTGAGTTCTACGACTACACCAAACGTGCTGCCCGTCTAGGTAAAACGCCAAGCAATTACCGCCTAGTGTTCAGCTACTCAGGACGTAATGAGTTCAGGACTCAGGTTGGCGTAGCTCGACAGGTACAAGTACCTATTGCTGTGGTGTTCAAGGGAGAT